CCAGAGCCGCACCAGCGGCAAGTCGCAGATGGCGCTGGCCTTCGCCGGCACCCCCTTGGCCATCCTGCCGTGGATGAAGAGGGCCGCCATCACGTCGGTGCGCGCAACGCCCTTGTCCTTGTGCGCCACGCTGAGGATGCTGTTCTTGATGCCGGTGGCCGGGAAGCCGTAGATCGGCTGGGACTCGCCATCCCGCGGCTCGTCCTCGTAGCCCCAGACGTAGAGGCTGTCGCGGAAGTCCTGCTCGGGGTCACGCGCCTCGCGGCCCGCCTTGGTCTTCTTCTCCTGCTTGGTGAGCATCTCCAGCCGGGCCTTCAAGGACCAGGCGTGGGTGATGATCGGGGTGTCGCCAACGATCCAGCAAGCAAACGGGTTGGCGATGGCCGGGCCCGAGCTGAACAGCTGATGATGCGCCAGACCGACCTCAGTCGGGGTTGGCTTGGTGGTTGTCTTCTTCATGGGATCATCTCCAAGGGGAATAGTCCCCGGTCCCAAGGTGCGACCGCTTGACACAGCTTGTCAAGTGCTGCTTGACAGGAGGGTCAAGCTTCAGTCGCCTTCACACGCTTCACACGCCTTCAGACGCCTTCAGACGCTTGTTAAGACGGGCGGCTCGAAAGCCTTCAGACGGAAAGCTGAGCCGCTGCGACGGGCCAGGATCGGCTTCACACGGGCCGGCTAAGCTGTGAAGCCACACACCCCCCCGTACCCCCCCAGCGCAGGCGCGCGCGCGCGAGGGCTCGCTTGGGGCTCGCCGCCCGGCGCCTGCGGAAGGAAGGGGAAGCGGCAAAGGTTGTTCGCGCCAAAGCAGCGGAAGCTCGCACACCGTCAAGAATTTTCGTACATCGCGCGCGTGCCTCTCGGCCCACCGAGCAAGCGACCGCGGCGCATCGACCGCGACCAGATCAAAGCCGACGTGCTGCTCGGCCTGATGGGCGGCTTGCCGCTGTCGATCGTCGCGCGCCGCAACGGCGTCAGCGAGCGGACTGTCGAGAACTGGGAGGGCAGGGACGAGGCGTTCGCCGACCGCGTCGCGGCTGCGCGGAGTTTGGGCTGGGATCACCTGGCGGCTGAGTGCTTGACGATCAGCGACGACCGCTCGCAGGACGTGATCACCGATGCCGACGGCACGAAGCACGCGAACACCGCCAACGTGCTGTCGCGCAAGCTGATGATCGACACGAGGCTGCGGCTGCTCAGTAAGTGGGACAGCGGCCGCTATGGCGACAGCGCCAAGACGCTGCGCATCGAGGGCGAGCTGCAGCAAACCGTGAAGCACGTCATCGATCCGGCGACGTTGGATCCGGCTGCCCGCGAGGCGCTGCGCGCGCTGCTCGCACATGCAGAGGCCCAGGGGCTGTTGCCGGCCCCTGAGCCCCAAGACGCTGAATATGAAGAGGTATTAGGCGCGGAGGAGGATGTTGCGGACGGTTGAGGCGTAGAACAGCCCGCCGCGCGCCGTCTTGACGCCGCGGGTGTTCAGCGCGTCGGCGATGTCCGCCAGCTTCGTCACGCCGGCCGCCTGCAGGCTCTGCACGAGCGGCAGCAGGTTGGCCGCGAAGCTGTCAGCGTTGGCGCTGACGACCGCTCTGGCGCCCACCAGCGCCTCGGCGGCGTTGGGGTTGCCGAGCTTCACGCCCTGGGCCTTGCGGGCCTGCAGCGCGGCGCTGGTGCGAGCGCTGATCAGCGCTCGCTCCTTCTCGGCGAGCGCTGCGTAGAGGTGCAGCATGAAGGGGTCAGCGTCGACGCCCAGTTCGGCGACCACGAATGGCACGCGCTGCGCCATCAGGCCCGCGATGAACGCGACATCCCGGCTGAGGCGGTCGAGCTTCGCCACGACGACGCTGGCCTTGGCCTTGCGCGCGTCGGCCAGCGCCTTGGCGAGGACAGGACGGCGATCGAGCGCGTCCGCGCCTTTGCCCGTCTCCACCTCGGTGTGCACCGCGATGATGTTGAGGCCGTTGGAGGCGGCGAACGCCTCGATGGCGGCGCGTTGCGCCTCAAGACCTAGGCCGGACTTGCCCTGGCGCTGGGTGCTGACGCGGATGTAGGCGATCAGGTCGTTGCTCATACAGAAGTGATACGAGCGTATGTGTTTTGTATCAAGCCCTAAGTGCATCCCGACCGAAGAAAAAAGCCCAGCGATATCAATGGCTTAGCAGGACCATCCGGCAGCGCCTGGCAGCACCTCCGAGCCCCCCGGAGGGGGCCGCCCTGGCCCCCGCCAGGCAAGCCTGGCAAGCGGAACACCCTTCAACATACCCCCACCATTTTTCCAAAAATGGGGCCCCCTTTTTGGGTCCCCCGACAGGCATAACTTGACACCCCCAGAAAGTGGGTCCCCTCTGCCGGCGCCGGTGCATGGCTTGTCACGGCACGGGCCCCGCTTGACACCCCGCGCAAGTGGGGTCCCATCCGCGCATGGCCCTGCTCGACTACAACGGGCTGCTGATCGACGCGGAGCGCCAGCGCCTGGCCTTCGAGCGCTGGGAGCTTGAGCAGGATCTCTACGCCTTCACCAAGGCCGCCTGGGCCCACATCGACCCCGCGCCGTTCAGGGACGGCTGGCCGATCGAGGCGGTGTGCGACCACCTGGAAGCGGTATGCGACGGTGAAATTCGCCGTTTAGTTGTAAATATTCCGCCCCGCTCGGGCAAGAGCACCCTGTGCAGCGTCTGCTTCCCGGCCTGGGTGTGGGCGCAGTCCCAAACGAGCCCGACCAGCGGCCCCGGCGTGCCGTTCGTCTATGCCAGCTACGCCGAGAAGCTCGCCTTGCGCTTCTCCCTGCGCAACCGCCGCCTCATCACCTCCAAGTGGTATCAGGAGCGCTGGGGCGACCGCTTCAAGCTGCTCTCGGACGAGAACACCAGCCACCGCTTCGTCAACGACAGATCCGGCGAGCGCCTAACCACCAGCATCAGCGGCACCGCCACGGGTTTCGGCGGCAACATCTTCATCATCGACGACCCCAACGCCGCCAACGAGGCGTTCAGCGAGGCCGCCATTCAGGAGGTCATCGACTGGTGGGACCAGACCGCCAGCACCCGCCTCAACGACATCGACGCCGGCGCCTTTGTCATTATTCAGCAAAGACTTGCTGAGAATGACCTCACCGGCCACGTGCTTGAGCAGAACATCGGCGACTGGAACCTCCTGATGCTGCCGATGCACTACGACCCCGACCGCGTCGTCACCACCGCGATCGGCTGGTCGGATCCCCGCCAGACCGAGGGCGAGCTGCTCTGGCCGCAGCGCTTCCCCGATCACGCGGTCAGAGCGCTGGAAGCCACCCTGGGCCCGTTCGGCGCCGCCGGGCAGCTGGAGCAGAGCCCCAAGCCGAAGGGCGGCGGCGTCATCAAGTACGCCTGGTGGAACGCCTGGGAGGGCAAGGCCTACCCGCCGATGGACTTCATCATCGCCAGCCTCGACACCGCCTACACCGAGAAAACCGAGAACGACTACAGCGCCATGACGGTCTGGGGCGTGTTCACCTACGACACCGTGGCGGTGCCCGGCAGGATCATCGGCGCGGACGGGCGGCCCATGTACCTGGGCGACCGCAATTTTGCGGAGGAGTCTCCGCGGGTGATGCTGATGCACGCCTGGCAGATCCGGCTGCCGTTCCACGAGCTTGTCGTCAAGGTGGCGGACAGCTGCAACCGGATGAAGGTCGATCTGCTGCTGATCGAAAACAAGGCCTCGGGGATCAGCGTCGGCCAGGAGCTGCAGCGGCTCTACAGCCACGAAAACTGGGGCGTCGAGATGAACGACCCCAAGAGCATCGACAAGCTCAGCCGCCTGCACTCGGTGGTGCCGCTGTTCGCGCCCGCGCTCAGGGAGAAGAAGGACGCCGCCGGCCATGTGCTCCGCGATCAGCACGGCGACGCCATTATGATCCCCAGCCGCGACGGCATCGTCTACGCGCCTTCGGATCCCGGCATGCCGACCTTCCGGGTGTGGGCCGAAGAGTGCATCCGCCAGGTGGAGAGCTTCCCGCACGGCGCCCACGACGACTACGTCGACACCGTCAGCCAGGCGCTCAGGTGCCTTCGGGACCGCGGCCTCCTGGTGCTGCCCGCCGAGCGGCTCGCCGACCTCAACCTCGCCATCCACCGCGGCCGCGAGCCAGCCCCGCTCTACCCGACGGTCTGACAAGTACTGCTTGACGTTACTTGACAACCGTTGACAGCCCCACTTGCGGGACGAGTATAGCGCCGCCCCGGCGCCGCTCGCACGACTGGATGAGGCGCCCCCCGGCTCTTGCGGTCTGACCCCACTGGCGGTCGCCGGGGCGACTTTTGAAGGAAGGGAGCGGGCGTGTTTCAGCCGCGCGTCCTGGCGCAGGCCACCTTGGACATCGGCGCCTTCGAGGTGGCCGATCGCATCCGCGAGCAGGCCTTCCTCGTCCACGTCACCGGCTGCCTGGAGAGCGGCGACCCGCTCCCCGACCGCGACTACAAGATCGCCGCCGTCGACGAGCCGCACGCCGCCTTCGAGGGCATCGAGCGCTACGTCGCCGAGATGCAGCGGGTCAACTGATGGCGGGCGCCCCGATCCGCGGCGGCGGCTTTGGCAGGGCCAACTTGCGGCTGGTGGGCCCGTCGGCGCCGATCAGCACCGCCAACGACGACATCCAGATCGACCTCGCCGACGACGCCGATCAGCCCAACATCAACGAGGACGGCGAGATCCTGCGCATCGAGCACGGCGACGGCTCGATCACCATCAGCATGAACGACAAGCCGCTGCTGCCCGGCCTCGGCCACAACCGCGGCGGCGACTGGTTCCGCAACCTGGCGGAAGAGTTGGACGACGGTCAGCTCGGCACGGTCGCCGAAGACCTCATGCGCGGCGTCAGCGACGACGAGCAGAGCCGCAAAGACTGGATCGACACCGTCGCCACTTTCGTGAAGCTGCTGGGCGTCACCATCGAGATCCCCAACGTCTCGGGGGCCACCGACGGCGCGCCGGTCGAAGGGATGTCGCGGGTCAGGCACCCGCTGCTGCTCGAAGCGGTGCTGCGGTTTCAGGCCAATGCGCGCGGCGAGTTCCTGCCCGCTGACGGACCAATGAAGATCCGCGACGACAGTTCCGAAGGCGCCGAGATGGAGCTGCTGGCCGGCGCCCTCGAAAAGGACATGAACCACTACCTGACGGCGCACGCCACCGAGTACTACCCCGACACCGACCGCATGTTCTTCCGGCTCGGGCTGGAAGGCACCAGCTTCAAGAAGGTCTACCGCTGCCCGCTCAGGATGCGCCCCGTCTCGGAGACGGTGACCGCCGAGAACCTCATCGTCAGCAACGACGCCACCGACCTCGCCAACGCCCGGCGCGTCACCCACCGGCTGATGATGTCGCCCACCACCATCCGCCGTATGCAGATCATCGGCGCCTACCGCGACATCGACCTCGGCACGCCGGTGGAGCCGCAGCTCGACGAGGCGCAGCGCGAGATGCGCCGCCAGCAGGGGGTCACCGACACCACCCTCAACCCCGACGACCGCGATCGGCAGCTCTACGAGATCTATTGCGACATCGACCTCGGCGGCTACGAGCACCAGTGGAAAGGCCGCCCCAGCGGGCTGGAGATCCCCTACCGGGTGACCATCGACGTGACCTCCCGTCAGGTGCTCAGCCTGGTGCGCGACTACGACGAGCCCAAAGACGACGACGAGCTGCCCAAGCGTCGCGAAACATTCGTGCAGTACCAGTACGTGCCGGGTTTCGGGTTCTACAGTCTCGGCCTCGGTCATATCCTCGGAAATACCGCAAACGCCATCACCGCTGCCTGGCGCGAGATGCTGGATAATGGCATGTTTGCGAATTTTCCGGGGTTCCTCATCGCCAAAGCAGCAACGCGGCAGCAAACATCTATTATTCGGGTTCCCCCTGGTGGGGGGCAACCCGTCGACACGCTGGGCAAGCCGATCGGCCAGTCGGTGATGCCGCTCCCGTACAACACCACCCAGATGCCGCCGCTGATGCAGCTGGTGGAGTCGATGGCCACCACCGGCGCGCGGATCGGCGGCACCGCCGAGATCCAGGTCGGCGAGGGCAAGCAGGACGCGCCGGTCGGCACCACGCTGGCGCTGATCGACCAGGCCACGAAGATCGAGAACAGCGTCCACAAGCGGGTGCACACCGCCCAGAGCAAAGAGTTCCAGCTGATCGTGGCGCTGTTCCGCGAGCACCCGGAGGACTTCCTGCGCTGCGAGCAGAAGAGCTTCTCGGGCCAGACCTGGGACGAGCAGAGCTTCCTGCAGGCGCTCGGCACCTGTGACCTGGTCCCGCAGGCGGATCCGAACACGTCGAGCCAGCTGCAGCGGCTGATGAAGGCGCTCGGCATCAAGCAGCTGCAGGCGCAGAGCCAGAGCCTCTACGACCCGATCGCGGTCGACACCTACGCGCTGAAGACGATGGGGGTGAACAACCCCAACCAGTTCTTCGTGCCGCCGCAGGCGATGGGCCAGCCGCCGCCGCAGCTGCAGCAGATGCAGGCGGAGATGAAGGCCAAGCAGCAGCAGGCCGACGCCCGCACCACCGACGCCAACGCCCGCGCCGCGACGGCGAAGGCGAAACTCGCCGAGACGCAGGCGAAGATCAGCCAGGGCGGCTTCGCCAAGGCCGGCGCTGGCGGCCCGCAGCCGCTCGATGCGATCAACGCCAAGGCCAAGATGATGGACGCCGAAACCCGGCGCTTCGACTCGCACGCCAAGGTGCACGAGATGGCGCAGCAGTCGCACGACCGCGCCCTCGACCGGCAGGCCGAGCAGCATTCCGACCAGGTCGACCTCGCCAAGGCGCTCCTGGCGCACCACGCCGACCAGGCCGAGTCGATGCTCGGGCACATGCACGAGAGCCGCGAGAACGCGCTCGATCGCCACGCCGACGCGCAGAGCGACCAGATGGCGCTCGACGCCGCCAAAGCGAAAGCCAGCAAGGACTCCGACGATGCCTGACCAGAAGCAGATCAACCGGCTGAAGCTGATGCTCGATCACGCCAAGCGCTCGCTGGAGATGGCCGATCCCGACATGAAGATCGTCGAGAAGCTGCTGAGCGACGCGCTCAGCCTGGCGGCCGAGATCAACGAGCCGCCGAACCCCTACGCCGACCAGACCGTGCGGCCGGGGCTCAACTACATCGACCCGAGGGCGAAGTTCCACGAACCCGACGACGGGGTGGCGCTGACCTCCGCCTCCCATCCCGGCTGGCCCCCCCAGGAGAACTCCGATGGCTGACGGTTCCGGCGCGGCGAACGCCCACCGCTATCGCGAGGCGATGCGCGCCAAGGCCGAGCGCCTGGGCGGCGGCGAGGACGCCACCAACGTCGACTCGTCCTCGTTCAGCCCGGAGCCGAAGCTCTACGGCGGCGTGAAAACCGGCATGCGGCCGGTGAGCCGCCAGGCCAGGAAGCGCGGCGGCGCCGTGCATGGCGAGGCCTCGCCGCTCGGCGAGCATGCGCTGAAGCGCCCCGGCCGGGCGCCGCGCAAGGCCGGCGGCGGGGCCGGCGAGAGCTACGTCAACCGCGACCAGAAGGCCGCCAACGCCGAGCGCGAGGGCGAGTACCCGAACGGCGGCATGAAGGGCGGCGGCCGCGCCCACCGCGCCGAGGGCGGCTACCTGCCGCGCCAGCAGGCCGAAGGCGGCAACACGGTGCGCGGCATGAAGAACCGCACCGGCTCCTCAGCCGTCGAGACGGGCGGTCGCCCGGCGGCGGAAGACGGACGCCAGGGCCGCGCGAGCGGTGGCCGCATCGGCAAGCAGGGCGGCGGCCCGCTGGCGACGCCGCTGGCGGCCGGCATGGGCGGTCAGGGCCGGATGAACTTCAACTTCGGGCCGCAGGCCTCGACCGGGGCGAGGCTGGGCATCAAGGACGGCGGCCGCGCCAAGGCGCACGAGCGCTACGGTCACGGGCCCAGCTGCAGCTGCCCCGACTGCCGGAAAGGCAAAGCCGGCGGCGGCGGACTCGGCGCGCTCGGCGGCCTGCTGCCGATGGCGATCGACGCGATCGAAGGCGGCGACGGCGACAACAAGCCCGCCCCCTATTCGCCCGGAACCGGCAAGAACCGCGGCGGGCGCGCACACCGCGCTACCGGCGGCGCGGCGCCCGGCCCCAGCGAGAACATCGGCGCGGTGGGCCAGCCCTCGTTCCACCACCGCGCCCCCAAAGGCGAAAACTCGAGCCGGGCTCGCACGCTGGCGAGCGCCAAGGAACGGGCGGACGGCGGGTCGACCAAGTACTTCAGCAACACCCGTGGCCCAGACGGCAAGCCGATCGAGATCAAGGGTCCGTCCAAGCCGGCGGGGGGCGGCGAGAACGCCTACAGCAACACCCGCGGGCCCGATGGCAAGCCGATCAAGATCGGCGGCAAGGCGGACGGCGGCAAGGTCGCCGAGGGCGCGCTCAAGCAGCACCGGCTGGAGCACAAGGCGATCGGCAAGCAGGGCGGTGGCGGAGCCGGCGACGACGATCCCAAGGCGGCGGCTCTGGCGAAATATCGCGGCCTGGTCGCGCGGCACGGGCTGAAGTGGGGGCCTGAGGTCCCGGCCTCCGCCCACGACGAGCTGCGCGAGATCAACAAGCACCTCACGGCTGAAGATCGCCGCTCGGTGCTGCCGGGTTACAAGCCCAAGCGGGCCGGCGGCGGTCTGCCGTCGCAGGCCGGGCAACCCAAGCCCAGCCCGCTCGATCGGCTGCGCCACCACGTTACGGGCGCGATCGATCGCGGCGAGAAGGAACCGATCGTCGCGCAGGACGACGACGATGACGCCGACGACACCAAGGCGCGCGCCCGCGGCGGCCGCTCGGGCAAGGGCAAGACCAACATCAACATCATCATCGGCACGCCCGGCGGGATGGATCAGGGCGGCCCGCCGCCCGGCGCCAACCCGCAGCTCGGGATCCGGCCGCCCCCGGCCATGCCGGTGCCGATGCCGCCGCCTGGCGGCGCGCCGCCGCCCGGTGCGGGCGCGCCGATGCCGATGCCGATCCCGGTGCCGATGGGGGGCGCCGGCGCTGGAATGCCGCCGCCTGGCATGCCGCCCCGCGCTCGCGGGGGTCGCGCCCCCAAGGTGCACGGCGAGCCGGAAGCGGGCTCGGGCTCCGGGCTTGGCCGGCTGCAGAAGGCCGCTGCGTACGGGCATCGGTCGCGGGAAGGCAGTGGCCTGAGGAAGTAGCCGATGGCGATGGCGGTCCAGTTCGAAGCGAAGCTGCGGGAGATCGTCGCCGCGGAGCGCGATCAGGCGGTCGACGACCTCGCGAACGGCGGGCCCGAGGACTACCCGGCCTACCGCGAGGCGATCGGCTTCATCCGCGCTCTCGATCAGGTCGGGGACTGGTGCGCCGAGGCCGAAAAGCAGTTGGAGGAGCGGTGATGCCGGCGACGGCTTTTGCCCACGACGAGGATCCGAAGACCAAGCTCTTGGCGGCGGTCGGCGATGTCGCCGGGGTGGACATCTTCCACAACCAAGTCTTGTGCGCAGTCTACATCGCCCCGGAGAAGACTAAGGGCGGCATCATCCGCCCATTTTCCAACGTCGATGAGGACAAATACCAGGGCAAGATCGGCCTCATCGTGAAGTGCGGCCCGCACGCCTTCGAAAGCGATCGTAAGTGGTCGTGGCCGGACGACATGGCGGTCGGCGACTGGGTCTTCTACCGGGTCAGCGACAGCGTCGCTTGCACCATCAACGGGCAGGCCTGCCGCATCCTCGACGATGTCGACGTGAAGGGCCGGGTGAAGCACCCGGATCTCGTGTGGTGATGGACGAAGCTGACCTCGCCCGCTTCACCGAGGACGTGCTGGTGGCGCTGGCCAGCGTCACCGACCGCAACGGGCTGAAGATCGTCCTGGCGCCGGACCAGGCGGTCACCGTCCTGGCCAGCGCCATCACCGCAGTGATGAACCGCCGCACCGACCTGGCGCTGTTCCGGCCGATCAGCCTCGGGCCGGGCGGCGCAATTCGCTTTGGGAGCAACCCGGATGGCTGACCCCACCGACTCCGTCGAACTGGCGCTCGCGGATCTCGAAAACGAGCCGCTGCCGACCCACACCCGCGACCACTCGACCCGGCCGGTCGACGACGACATCGAGATCGCCCACGCCGAGGACGAAGGCGGCGCTCCAGCGCCTGCGCCGGACCAAACGCGCGAAATACCGGCCGACGAAGGCATCGAGGCGCTGCGCGCGCGCCTGCAGGCGTCCGAGCGGGCGACCCAGGAGGCCAACCAGCGCGCCAGCCAGGCCGAGCAGGCCCGCGCGCAGGCCGCCGGCGCCACTCAGGACGCCAACGTGCAGTTCCTGAACACCGCGTTGGAGGGGGTGCGGCAGTCGCTGGGTGTCTTGGAGGCGAACCTCGCCGAGGCCTACGCGATGCAGGACTTCGGCCAGGCCGCCAAGATCCAGACCGAGATCGCCCGCACGACGCAGCGCGAGTCGGCCATCGAGAACGGCCTGGAGGAGCTGAAGACGCGGCCGCGCGAGCAGCCCCGGCAGGCCGCGCCGGCCGACGACCAGGTCGAGGCGGTCGCCCGCCAGCTGACGCCGAACGCCGCCGCCTGGATCCGCGCGCATCCCGACTACATCACCGATCCGCAGAAGAACGCGCGGCTGATGAGCGCCCACTACGACGCGATGGCGGCCGGCAAGCCGGCCGACAGTCCCGACTACATCCGCTTCGTCGAGGACAAGCTAAACCCGCCCGCGCGGCGTGAACCTGAACCCCAGTACGAGAGGCGCGAAGCCGTGGCAGACACCCGACGCTCAGCGCCGCCCCCCGCCCCGGTCAGCCGGGGCAACGGCGGCGCCGCCAGTTCCACCCGCGTGACGCTGACCCGCGAACAGCGGGAGACGGCGCACGAGAACTTCCCCGACGAGATGGCTGAGGATCCATCCGGCCGCAAAGCCGAGCAGGCCTACGCCCGCAACATGCTGATCCTGCAGCGCGAAAAGAGGCTGAACTGATGGCTGCCGT